AAGATTCTTTTGGGCAAGAGAAATGAAACTTCTCAAAGACCTAGAATCTAGGTATTCTCTAGACTTCTTAGAAATTGTTACTTTTCCTAAAAAATATGATAGTCTTGCATATATAGTTTCTAAAGAGCTAAAAGAAACTATGGATAAAAAATGGCGGAATTTTAACTTTAAAGTTGACTTATCCAAATATGACAGATACCCTTTAGGAGAAAAAAGTGGAAAAGATTATATCCACACAGATAATAAACCAAAAAGTACAAAAGATTTATTTAAATGAGTGATAAAGACGCAGAAATACTAGAAAAGTTTTTAAAAGACAAAAAGGGGCAACATTACAACTTCGAGGAATCTATTGATTATAAAGCATCAAGCGGATCTCTTCAACTCGATTTAAACTTAAATGGCGGATTCGGCCCAGGATTACATAGGTTTGTTGGAATGAACGAGGGTGGTAAAACCTCAGCCGCGTTAGAGGTAATGAAAAATATGCTTAATACCCAAAACGATGCTAAAGGTTTTTATATTAAAGCAGAAGGCCGCCTTTCAAACGAGATGGTGGCTAGGTCTGGCGTTAAATTTGTATACGATGCAAAAGAATGGGAAGCTGGAACCTGTTTTGTTTTTGAAAGCAATATTTATGAGGTTGTAGTAGATGCTATTAAGACCTTAGTTGATCAAAACGAAGACAAACATAAATACTGTTTTATTTTGGATTCGGTAGATGGGTTAATATCACAACAAGACATTGATAAATCTTTTTATGATTCTAATAAAGTGGCTGGTGGAGCAGTAATTGCAGCCAACTTTATGAAGCGAATGTCTATTTCTCTTGCAAAAAGGGGTCATATGGCCATTTTCATTAGCCAGGTGAGGGCAGACATTAAGTTAGACCCATACTCCAAAGCTCCGATACGTCAGACGTCAGCAACTGGCGGTAATGCCCTTCTACACTTTGCAAATTATATTATGGAATTTGAACCAAGATTTAAGTCTGACATGATTTTACAAGACCCAGCGAAGAAGCAGCCAGACCCCAAGACTAATCCGATTATTGGTCATTGGGCCAAAGTTACGATTAAAAAATCACCTAATGAAAAAACCAATAATACCATTATGTATCCTATTAGATATGGTAGAACTGGCGGAAAGTCAGTTTGGGTAGAAAAAGAGCTAGTAGACCTCCTTTATATGTGGGAGTTCGTCACTAAAAAGGGCGCTTGGATCACTATTGGAGAAGAGCTAAAAGAGCTTGTGCAGGATGTCGTACAAGATTTACCAGAAAAAGTTCAAGGAGAGGCTAATTTATTCAAGATGGTGGAAGAAAATGAATCTCTTTCAAAATTTTTAATAAATTATTTTAAATCTAATATTGGTGAACTTTAAAACTTTATATGGCAAAGAAAAACCAGTAAGAAATCCACATAAATATAAAATTAAGTGGAACGGAAAATCTAGGAGCAAATTTCAAAAAGAAGTTAAAAAATACTTATACAAGCATTGGAAATATGATTTGGTATTTGAAGAATTTAGAGTCGTTGGAACGTTTTTGACTATAGATTTTTATAATCATACTAAAAAAATAGCTATTGAGGTTCAAGGGGCCCAACATTTACAGTTTGTTAAACATTTTCATAAAACTAGAGCTAATTTTGTTCGTCAGATACGCAGAGATGACAAAAAAATGGATTTTTGCGAAATAAATAATATTAAATTGTTACAAATTTATCCAGATGATAAATTATGTGAGGAATATTTTTTAAACCTTTTAGACCTAGTGTAAAATACTATATGTCGAAAGCAAAATTTAAAAAATTTCAATTACCTACAAAATTAATTTCCCAACTATATGAATTAACTGGAGGCCCAAAGCATTACAAAGGATTTTTAATTGCATATTGCGATGAAGCTGGCACTCCTATAGTCTATAGCAGCTTTGACTCTCAAATTACTGAATCTGGACTAATTAAGTCTATGGAAAATTATTTAGAGCAATACTCTCAAAATACTTACGAAATAGAGCCAGAATAATTATTGACAATTTATAGATGTGCGTTAACATGCACCATATATGATATATAGTTTGGAAATTGAAAAGCAGGTTTTAGCTGCGTTTATACAAAAACCAAAGGTATTAATTAATTTTATTCATCTTATCAGTGAATCTGATTTTTATGACGGATCACTTTTACACAGGACATTATTTTCTGTGTTAAAAAGAGCCTGTGAACAAGATGAGTCTATTGATGATGTAGTTTTAGTTCAAAGAATTAAAGACCTTGGAATAAGATTTGAAGAAGATATATCTTTAATTGATTATGTAAGATCGCTTTCTATGAGAAAGGTCTATTCTGATTCTAAAATTAAGTCCTCTATCAAAGAATTAAAAAAATATAGCGTTCGTAGGGAAATAGGCAAAACTGCAAAAAACATTGCAGAAAATATGAAAAATATTTCTCCAGAAACTTCATATCTTGAAATTATTGAGTCTGCTGATCAAATCTATAACGATAAAATTAATTTATTTGAAATTGGCTCGGATTCTCCAGAAAATATTTATGATAAAATGGAAGAATTTATAGAACATCGTGGTAACAACCCAATAGATGAATTTGGTATGATGGGCCCACATGAAAAAGTAAATGATATATATGGGTCTCTGCTAAGGCCTGGAAATATAACTGTTGTTGTAGCTCGCTCAGGTGTTGGCAAAACACAGTTTTGTATGCATTACGCTACACAAGTATCAAAGCGTTACGATGTTCCAGTTTTACATTTTGATAATGGTGAGATGAGTAAAGAAGAGTTAATTATTCGTCAATGCGCCTCTTTATCTGGCGTTCCATCTTATCTTCTTGAAAGTGGTAAATGGCGACAAGCTGGAGATGATGTTGTAAACAAGGTCCGATCTGTTTGGAGTAAAGTAAAAAAATTAAAGTTTTATTATTACAATGTCGGCGGTATGGATGTAGATTCTATGACCAATACGTTAAAACGCTTTTATTATTCTAAAGTTGGTCGGGGAAACAGAATGGTTTTTTCTTTTGATTATATTAAAACTTCATCCGAACAATCCAATAAAAATGAGTGGCAACTAGTTGGAGAAATGGTAGATAAATTTAAAAAATGTATTCAAAAAGAAATATTAGAAGATGGAGATCCAGTAATACCGATGATTACTTCTGTTCAATCTAATCGCAGCGGTATTACCACAAATCGCAACGCTCAAAATATTATAGATGACGAATCTATAGTTTCTTTATCAGACCGTATTACTCAGTTTTGTTCTCACATGTTTATATTGCGACAAAAAACTCATGACGAAGTAGCAGATGATGGAGCGCAATTTGGTACGCACAAACTTATTAACGTTAAAGCTAGACACTTAGGTAACGATATAGCGGGCGCTGTTGAGCCCGTTCAAGTTGATGATAATCTTAGAAAGAATTTCATAAATTTAGAATTTAAAAATTTTAACATTACTGAATGTGGCGATCTTAGAGATATAGTTAATTTTAGGAATACTGGTGGCGATTTAGTTCAAACTAATCAAGCAGAAATACCTTCATTTGATGACCTATAAAGATACTTTAGAAAAACTTGGTTACAATCTTCAAGATTGCGGTAATCACTGGCGCACTCGCGCAATATATAGAAATGGAAAAACTAATACTTCTGTTATAATCTATAAAGATAGTGGCGTTTGGAGAGATTTTGGTGCCGATACTCAGTCAAAACCTTTTAATGCTTTAGTTAGAGAAACTTTAAACACAGATGACCCTAAAATTTTATCTAGTTATTTAGTTGATTCAGATCAAACCCATAAACCAGATAAAAAAGAAAAGATAGAAATGGAAAAAATTTATCCAGAGTCTTATTTAGACAAACTTTTGCCAATGAAAACCTTTTATGAAAAAAAGGGTATTTCTGGACACATTCAATCTATTTATAAATGTGGTTATGCAGGTGGAGGCAAAATGTATCGTCGTATTGTTTTTCCAATATATAATCTTGAGGGGCAAATTCATGGGTTTTCTGGAAGAACTGTCGTCAATGACGGAAATACGCCTAAATGGAAACACATGGGTAAAAAAACTGGTTGGCTTTACCCACATCACATATCTAAAAAACCAATTGAAGAATCTAAAGAAATAATTTTAGTGGAGAGTATAGGCGATTGCTTAGCTCTTTATCAAGCTGGCTTTAAAAATGTTTTAGTTACTTTTGGTTTAGACGCTTCTTCAAAACTAATTTCTTATCTTAATACATTTGAACTAGATAGGATTATTGTTGCAACAAATAATGATAATAATAAAGAAATAAATTCAGGGGGAATCGCATCTGTTAAAACAGTTGCAAAACTAGCTCAAATTTTTGATCTATCTATCATAAGAGTTAATCCACCATTATCTAATGACTTTGGAGAAATGTTAGAATGTGATACTGGTGGTCTTAACAACTTTAGACAATGGTATCAACGAAAAGACAAATGGTGCATGGGCGATAAAAAATTTCAAAAATATATTATTAAACAAATCAACAAATACGAACAACTAAAGAAAAACACTCACTGCAAAAAATTATTAAAAATTTTAAATGGAAGTTAAATTATCAGCTAGTCGTATAAAAACGGCTCAGTCTTGTAGTTGGATTTATTGGTCTAAGTATAAGCAAAAAATACCAGATACTAATAATGATGGCGCTAGACGTGGAAGCATTTGCCATAACGTATTTGAACATTTAGCGAAGCAAAAAACAAAAAGATCTTTTAATAAAATAGTTAAAGATCAAGACCCTTTTACAGATAAGGCTGTTAAAGAAATGATTTTAAGCGAAGCCTCTCAAGAAGGTATAGATGATGAAGCCAACATCACACTTATGAAAGAAATGATACTAAATGGTTTAGATTGTAACTTTCATGGCGAAGATTTAGGAATACCAACTGAAAGTTATGCTGAACTAGAATTTGATATAAAAGAAAATGGGTATCATATAAGAGGATACATAGATCAACTTTTTTTATATAAAGAAAAAAAAGTAGCGCTAGTAAGAGATTTTAAAACATCTAAAAAAATATTTGAAGGAAAAGAAAAAGAAGATAATTTACAAGATTATATATACTGTTTGGCAGTTAAACATTTATTTCCAGAATATGTAAAAAGAAATTCTGAATTTTTATTTTTAAAATTTAATTTAAAAAAAGAGGGCTTGTTAAAAATGAAGCCAATAGATGAAGATGATCTAGAAGGTTTTGAAATGCAGCTTCAATCTATACAAGAATATTTAGAAGGTTTTAATGAATCAGATGCGGTATCTAATTTTGCTTACGATAAAGGTTTTCCAACCGATGGTTCTTTTGGGGGCAAACTTCAATGCGGTTTTGCAAAAGAAAAAGGACAATTAAAAAAAGATGGATCTTTAATGTGGCACTGTCCATATAAGTTTGATTTTTTCTATGTTGAAGTTAAGGATAAAGACGGTGAATTTGTTTCCTCTTGCTTTCAAAATGAATTTGAAAAAAATATGGTTCCAGAATTAGGAAGCCATGAGATAAAATATTACAAAGGTTGTCCTAAACACTTGACAAATTAATATGTTTTGTCATAATTTTAATATATGATACCTTTGTTTAAAACAGAGTCTTCTATAGGCAAAAGCATACTTAAAATTAATGATATTGAGCGTATAGCTGACGAAAATAATCTAGAAGAGGTTTATTTAGTTGAAGATACCATGATTGGTTTTCCAGAAGCTTTTAGAATTTTTGGAGGCAAGCTGCGTTTTGGTTATAGATTTTCTATTTATAATGATGATGAATCAGATGAGTCAGAAAGTAAAATTATAGCATTTGCTGATGGTGATGAAGGATATCAAGATTTGTGCTCTCTTTATACTAGGTCTTGTCAAGAAAAACAAAAAACTCCTTGGAACTTTTATGAAAATTTAAAATTTGTCATACCTTTTTATGATTCATTTTTACATAAAAATCTTACTACTTTTTCTAACTGTATGCCCAAATTACCAAATCAACTGTGGTTTTTTATAGAAAATAATGGGCTACCCTTTGACAAGATTATTGAAAGAAAAATTAAAAACTATATTAAAAACAATCCAGCCCAATCAGCAGAAGTAAAATCTATATATTATGAAAACAAAGAAGATATAGAGGCTTTTCAAACTTATAAATGTATTTGTAGTCGTCAGCCTGGCCGACAAGCCAGCTTATCTAATCCTAGACTTGACCATTTCGGCAGTGATGAATTTTGTATAGAATCATGGAAGGAGAATAAGTAGTGGAAGACTTACTTAGATTTAAATTTAATCAAAAATACATTATATTTGATACTGAAACTGAAGGTCTTAATTTAGTGACTTCTAAACCTTGGCAACTGGCTTGGATTGAAGCAGAGGGCAAACAAATTAAGAAAAAACAAAATCGTTTTTTAATGTGGGAAGATCTTAACGTATCTGAGGACGCAGCTAGAGTTACTGGATTTGATTACAAATCTTATGTTAAACAAGCTGAGGATCCCGCTATTGTATATAAAGAATTTATTAATTTAATTAATCAAGATGATGTTATGATAATAGGTCAAAACTTACTTGGTTATGATATTTATATTCTTGGAGTTATAGCTCGTCAATTAGGCCTTAAAATTGATTATTCATTCGTTAACCGCATTTTTGATACTAAAGCTATTGCTACAGCACTTGCTAAAGGCAATAAAACTCCTGATAACGATGATTTTGCATCTTGGCAAATTAAGTGGTTAAATTATAGAGAAAGAGGCCTTAAGAGCAATCAAAAGTATTTACTTGAATATTATGATATTGACTTTGATCCTAAAAAGTTACATGATGCCTTATACGATATTGAAAAGAATTTTGAGATTTTCTTAAAACAAATTTGGGAACTAGAAATATAAATGTTAAATTTAAAAAAATTTAATTTACCTATGCCAGTTGGCGTTCGTCTCCCAGGAATCGAAGTTGATAGAAGGGTTTATTATCAATTAGATTTAGACCCCAAATCTTCTAACTATGAACTTTTAAGGGCGTTATGTCTTAGGGGAGTTAAGGAAAGAGGCATAGATAAATTTAAAAATAAACAAGAATATTACGATAGAGTTAAGGTAGAACTGTCTGTTTTAAATGATCTTGGTTTTGTAGATTATATACTTTTAAATTGGGACATTTTAAATTTTTGTCATTACAATGGTATACCAACTGGTCCAGGTCGTGGCTCTGCAGCTGGTTCTTTAGTATTATTTTTGTTAAAAGTTACAAATGTAGATCCAATCAAATATGATTTGTTTTTTGAAAGATTTGTATCTAAAAGCAGAGCAAAAAAGACCATTGTTGACGATATAACGTACTTAGATGGCTCTTTGTTAGCTGACGTAGACAATGACATCAGTTACGATAGAAGAGGCGAGGTAATCAAATATATTGAGGACAAGCACAAGGGAAAAACTTGTAAAATTTTAACGCTTAACACTTTAAGTAGCAAACTCTGTGTAAAGGAGTGCGGCAAGATCGTCGGAGAAATGTCTGAAGATGAGGTAAATTCAATAAGTAATCACATTCCTAAACAGTTTGGCAAGGTAGCTAAATTAGAAAAAGCTTATGACGAAAGCGCAAAATTTAAAGAATTTGCGGATAAAAACACAAAAATATATAAAATTGCAAAAAAATTAGAAGGATTAAACAAAAATACAGGAGTTCACCCATCTGGCATTGCTATTAGTTTCTACAATATTGAAGAAATTATGCCAATGCAAGTAACAAATGACGGCAATCTCGTTTCTGCTTATGACATGAATGATGTAGCCTCTTTAATGGTTAAATTTGATATTCTTGGTCTTAGAACGCTTTCTGTTGTTCATGATACTTGTCAACAATTAGGTTTAGACGTTGAAAATATAGATGTAGAACTTCCAGAAATATATGAAAACTTCAAACTCATTGAGGCACCAAAAGGTTTGTTCCAGATTGAAGCGGACACAAACTTTAAAGTGTGTAAAAAAGTCTCTCCACGAAGCCTGGAGGAGCTTTCTGCTGTTGTCGCCATTGCTCGTCCTGGGGCACTTGATTATTTGGACACTTACGCAGATTACAGATCAACAGGTAACTTTCAGTCAGTTAACGAGTACTTTGATGACATCTTATCTCATACTGGCGGTATTCCACTATACCAAGAGCAGTTAATGAAAATGGCAGTTAAGGTTGGCTTTACGCTTGATGAAGCGGAGCAGCTAAGACGCATTGTGGGTAAGAAAAAAGTTGATCAAATGCCTGCGTGGAAGGCAAAGATTGAAAAAAAGATAGAGGAAAATAATTTAAGTAAAGAAGTTGGAGAAGTTCTTTGGAAAGTTGCAGAAGATTCAGCAAACTATTCATTTAATAAATCTCACTCAATAAGTTATGCGATATTGGCAGCTATAACTACTTATTTAAAATTTAATTATCCCAAAGAATTTTTCTTAAGCCTGCTTAAAATGACAAAGCATGAACCAGACTCTCATGCTGAAATAGCTTTAATTAGTCAAGAGCTTTGCTTGTTTAATATGAAGCTTTTACCACCCGACCTATCTAAGTCTGATATAAATTTTAACATTGAGGGCAACAACATAAGGTTTGGCGTTAATAGCGTTAAAGGAGTTTCTGAAAAAACATTAGAAAATCTTGTAGAGTTTCGTAAAGCTCAAGAATCTAATCAAAATAAGTACGATATATTTATAACAGCCAAACAGTGTGGTATTAATATTGGTGTTTTATCGGGCCTTATACAAGGTGGTATGATGGATTCTTTTTGTCAAAATCGTGAGGGCGCTCCTAACAGATGTAGATTAGTTTTAGAAGCTCAAGCTTTTAACATACTTACAGATAGAGAAAAACGTAATGTTATACAGCTTGGTAGTAAATATAATTATGATGTTCTTAATACCATCCATTCAATAATAAAAGAATCTTTAATCGCAGATGATGACAAACTGATAATGAAGCCATCTCGTTTTCAAACTTTTAAAAAAAAGTATGAGGGATATAAATCAATATATGAAAAAAATAAAAAACATCTTGAATTTGCTAATTGGTTTTTTGAGCGTAAATATCTTGGTTACAGTCACTCAACAGAAATTAAAAAAGTTTTTCAAAATTCAAACAATCTTTATAATAGTTTAGAATTAAAATCCGTTCCAGAAAATGACAGGGTTAAATTTGTTGGTGTTGTTTTAGATTGTATTTCAAGAACAAGTAGAAACGGTAATAAATATATGAGGGCAGAGGTTCAAGATGATTTTGGAAAAGTTAATTTTATGCTCGCTAACAA